GCGGTAAGGGTCAAATCCTACCGCCTTTTTCTAAAACTACATAAAGGAGGTGGAACTGTTGGAATTAGAAACCTTAGAGGTCAAGATTCAAGCACAGGCAAGACAGGCTAATGGTCAGATTGATGCGCTGATAACAAGGTTAGGAAAACTATCTTCATCCTTGCAAAGCATAGATTCTAGCGGAATTAACCGGTTATCAACCGGAGTAAACCGATTGTCAAACTCAATGAGTGCCATGCGCAGTGTTGATTCAAGGTCGTTCTCGACTCTTGCAAGAAACATCAAAACACTTAGCAATATTGACACAGGAAAGATCAATGCAGCAGCCGGAGCGATGCGACAGATTTCAAAGTCGGTAAGCTCATTTTCCGGTATGTCAAAATCGGTGCAAGGGTTATCGGAATTAGCCGTAGGAATCAAACAGCTTGGCTATACAAGCTCAACAAAGGCTATCGAGAATATCCCGAAACTTGCTACGGCAATGAGACAGCTTATGTCCGAACTGTCAAAAGCACCTAGCGTAAGCCGGAATATTATTGACATGACAAACGCATTGGCAAAATTATCGCGTACCGGTGGAGCGGCAGGGACAGCGGCAAAAAGCATCACAAGCTCATTTAGCGGATTTAGTTCAAGTGCATCCGTTGTAGCAAAGAAGTCGTTTTCCCTTGCGTCTGCAATCGGAAAAGTGTATGCAACGTACTGGGCTTTATTCCGTGGATTTAGGCTACTTGGAGATGCCATTGACATATCATCCTCACTGACAGAGGTTGAGAACGTTGTAAGGCAGACATTCGGGCAGTATGAAAGCCTAATTAACAATTTCGCAAAAACATCAATTGAAAAATTTGGTATGTCCGAATTGTCTGCGAAACAGTTTGCAAGCCGTTTCCAAGCAATGGGAACTGCACTCGATATTCCGCAGGGGCAGATGGCGAAAATGTCTATCCGGTTGACAGAATTAGCCGGAGATATGGCTTCATTCTATGATGTGAGCCAAGAAGATATTGCCAAGAGTCTGCAATCTGTATTTTCCGGTACTACGGCACCTATGCGGCGTTATGGTATCGACTTGACGCAGGCAACGTTGAAAGAGTGGGCGTTAAAGCAAGGACTTGATGCAAACATTTCCTCGATGACGCAGGCTCAAAAAGCCATGTTGCGTTATCAGTATGTACTTGCACATACAACCAATATCACAGGGGACTTTGCCAGAACAGCCGATAAACGAAACTTTTGTTTCATGTGTCGCGCGGCATAGCAATATGTCGATGAAAATCGGGTAAAATCGGTGAAAGCTAAGTTGACTTAGCGCGAACATTTTTGTATAATATGTTTGAGGTGATTTAATGCGAACATGTTATATCTACAAAGCAACAAATAAAATAAACGGAAAATCTTATGTCGGTCAAACTTGTGACTTTCATAGCAGAGTGTGGCAACATCAAAGATGTTATGAAAAAGAAGATTGCGACTTTCATAGAGCAATTAAAAAATTCGGGTTTGACAACTTCTCATGGGAAATCATCGAAACGTGTGAAAGCGAAGATAGAGCCTGTGAGTTGGAAAAGTATTACATTGAAAAATTTAACACCTATCGAGATGGCTATAATATGACCAAAGGTGGGAAAGGCGCGCCATATCATAACGCCAGGACGGTTGTTTTGCTGACACTTGACGGGAAATATGTTAAGCGTTATGATAGTGCAATGGATGCAGAAATTGACGGATTTCATAATGCGGATGTTCTGCTTAATTGCAAAGGAAAAAGGCGGCAAACAAAGGGCTATATGTTTATGTTTGAGGATGAATATGAATCAAACGGAGCGAAAACCTATAGAAAGCCGGAACCTAACGGAATGAGAAGCATTATTCAATGTGATATGGAAGGAAATTTTATACAGAAATTTAAAAGTTTGCAGGAAGCGGCTAGGATTACCGGAACAAATAGAACAACTATTTCCGGTGTGCTTTCAAATACTTATAAGTCGGCAAATGGATATATTTTTGTATACGAAGAAGATTTTCCAATAAAAGATTTGAGTATCTATAAAAAGCGTAAAAAAGGAAGAAAAATTGCGCAAGTGGATGCGAAAAGCGGAGAGATTGTAAGAGTGTTCGATAGAATATCCGAAGCCGGGGAATCTCTTGGAGTTAATTACAAAGCAATAC